GGACAACTAAATGAACAATAAACGTAAACTGGAACTTCTCAAAGAAGCCAAACGTAGAGAAAAGCTAGGGGCATACGAAAAAGATTTCGCCCTCTTTTCAAAAGAACAAATTAGGATTATTACAAAGAATGCTTCACAGGGTTTCGTTCCATTTGAGTTTAACCAAGCACAATCTATTGTAAATGGTAAGATTGAAGAACAGCTAGAGGCTACCGGAAAGGTACGCGCAATTATTCTAAAGGCACGTCAACAGGGTATTAGTACCTACTGCGCTGCTAGAGTATTCTGGAAGACATTCTTCACTCCCTACACTAGGTCAGTTGTGATGGCGCATGATAGCGCTACCAGTGATGCTCTTTTTAATATGTCGAGAAACATTATCGATAACATGGAGGAGCCACCCGCGCTAAACAAGTCTAATGCCAAAGAGATTTTATTTGAACATAACAAAAGTGGTTACAGGCTCTACACAGCGGGTGCTAAAGAAGCAGGACGAGGAACTACCCCTACGATTGCCCACCTCTCGGAAGTCGGGTTCTGGCAATTCGACGAACAAATCCTAGCAGGACTCTTCCAGGGAATCTCTCAGGAAGACGGTACTGAGGTACTGTTAGAGAGTACAGCTAATGGAGCCAGTGGAGAATTCTATCGATTATACCAGGGGGCTATGAAAGGTGAGAATGAATACATTCCCATTTTCCTACCTTGGTTTATTACAGATGAATATCGTAGGAAAGCACCAGAAGACATAGACTTAACAGTAGAAGAATGGGATCTAGTAGAAAAGTATGAACTAGATAACGATCAGATCTACTGGAGAAGGCTAAAAATAGCAGAGTCAGGGGAACGAAAGTTCCGCCAAGAGTATCCTGCTAGTCCCGAAGAGGCTTTTCTTGTCTCAGGTAACAGTGTTTTTGACCAAGAGGTTATTAACGGTATACAGGTTATTGCTCCTGACTATGTTAGAGAGTTCGACGAGAAGAGTAGTTACTTCGAGGATGCTAAAGAAGGACACTTGGAAATATGGGTACCCCCTTCATTCGAAGGTAGGTTTATTATTGGTGCTGATGTAGCACTTGGCGTAGGTCAAGACTACAGTACAGCAGTTATTCTTGATAAGGAGAGACGGGTCTGTGCACTATTTAGAGATAACTTCACGGATCCTAGTAACTTTGGTGATATTCTATTCTATTTGGGTAGATACTACAACAATGCTTTACTAGCGGTAGAGAGTAATAGTCTAGGTATTGCTACTCTTAATCGACTTAAGCAGATGAACTATGTGAACCTATACTATCAGACTAAGGCTGCTAATCTTCTCAATGAGGAAGGTGGTAAACCTGGTTTCAGGACTACTGTTTCTACAAAACCTATGGTAATAGGAAACCTTAAACGGGCAATTGAGGAAGAAGACGTATGGATTCCCTCAGATGTTATGCTAGGGGAGTTAAGAACTTATGTCTCAGCAGAAAACGGGTCAACTAATGCCCTCCCAGGAAACTATGATGATACTGTTATGGCTCTTGCAATCGCATTTGAAGCTTATAGAACACACCAACATAGGTTAACTGATGATAATGTCTCGTGGAGAGATAAAGTAGGCCACTTAGTGGAGGAGAATACACAATGGCTATAAGAGGTGATGATAATCATCCAGGACTCAAGAACCTAGTGTCTATTAAAGACAGCGAGATGGCTGAAGAATGGCGCAAAAGGGGACTTGAGGTAAGACGAAAGAATAAAGAGAAGCGAGATTTAGCAAAACAAACTATTCTTGCTATGAAATCCCTTGGAGATGAGGCACCTGACGCTATGTCGGCACTAAACTACGTGCTAGTACAGGCAATGGAAGACGGGGATACAGATCAAATCATTAAAGTTGCCAGTATTCTAGCAGAATATCAGGCACCGAAGCTAAGTAGGCAAGATGTTACACAGACAAACCTAGATGCTTCAGACCTCACGGACGAAGAGTTACAAGCGGAGCTAGATCGGCTCACGCTTCAGTAGTTACACCACCCCAAAGCGCCATTCGTGCAAAAGGAGTCGCTATTAAGGCAGGTGTCAGGTCGAGGAAACAGTTAGGCTGTCCTCGCCCTAAGAAAAACTACCATTGTCCTCACCTAGTCTGGGCTGCTAGGGGTAGGGAAAGCCCAACTTATAAAAAAAGAGGTATAGTATGGATATTAAACTATATAGAGCCGAAAACATGGGGTCTAAAAGATATGGGGACTGGTGGACTCCTGATTTAAAAGTAACTCAAAAATACCACAAAGGACCACTGTCTTCACGAATTGCTAAAGCAACAACTAATTTAGATGATTATGTAAAAGCTGCACAAATGGCATTGTTAAGGACAAGTCAAAGAGAAGGACAACCAACCTTATCTAATCCAAAAGGATTACCTTTGCAAGAAAGAATGAAAGAATTACAAAACTCTGCAAACTTAGTAAAAGAAGGTAAATTAAGTTTAAAAGATTTTACTAATAATTTTCCAGAAGGAAAATATTCAAACAATAAAGGATTAAATCCAAAAACAAGTTACTATCAAACTGCAAAGCCAGCATTAAAACAAGTAGCAAAAGTAGCAGGACCATTAGGGGTTGCATACGGTGCTTATGATTATTTGTCAGGCACTCCGACAGGTGATGCAACTATAAACTCAAACATTAAAATGGTAGAAGAACCTAATGCGTTTGAAAAATTATATAAAAAAATATTTTGATTTTAAAAGATTTAAAAAAAGTAGACATAAAAAATATAAGTGTCCAATAGTAAAGCAAGAAAAGCTAAACAAATATATGACAGGCGTATTCGGGATTTGGATGGGACATGAACACAAGAAGTAGTCCTTGCGTAAAGGTATGTAAGCTAGATGCAATGGGAAAGTATTGTATTGGCTGTGGTAGAACTCTTAAGCAAATAGAGGAGGCGGGAAAGAAATGACTATTGAAGTAGGAGGAGAAACCTTTTCAGGGTTCAATAAACCTAAAAGAACTCCTAATCACCCGACTAAATCTCATGCAGTGGCAGTTAAAAACCCAGCGACAGGTAGACCAAAGCTTATTCGGTTTGGTTCCCAGGGCGCTAAGGGTAGTCCTAAGAAAAAAAGTGAGTCAGAAAAGTATAAAAAGAGACGTTTGGCTTGGAAAGCAAGGCATGGTCCAGATATTAAAAAAGGTCCAATGAGTGCAGCTTATTGGGCTAATAAGGTCAAGTGGTAAACCCAGGAGCGGTAAATGACACAAGTAGGAAGATATCAACAGGTTAAGCCTGTATCTTCGGCTAAGAAACCAACGGAACGTAAGGTTCCTCTTTCTCAGCCAGGATCTAAAGGCTATAGCCAAAAGACTATGGAAGGCAGTAAGCCTGTCTATAGCGGTACAGGCGGGAAACTATAATGGGATATCGTTATAAAGAAGCCGTATCAGACGAAGAACTCATTAATGTCATTGAGGCAGGAGTTCAGAGTTCTTCAGGGGATTGGTTAAACAGTTCTGATCTAACAAGGGAGAGACTTAAGTCTACTTATGAGTATGCCGGAGTTGCAGCAGCACACCTAGCTCCTCAAGGCGTAAGTACAATTGTAGATACAAGTACTACTGAAGTAGTGGAGGCTTACACAGCCGTACTCTCCGACCTATTTTTGTCTAATAATAGAATCGCTAGGTTTATTCCTTACGATGACACTCCAGGGGCTTTCAAGGCTTCTAAGGATGCAGCTAACCTAGTTAACTACTGTATCTTTAAAAAAAATAAAGGATGGGAAATCCTACAGACTTGGATGAAGGCTTCTCTTCTCTGGAAGAACAGCGTTATTCGCTGGGACTACATTGAAGACTTTGATTACGTCATGGAAGAATATGAGGAAATTGATGAGGCTAAACTCGATGAGATCCTTGCGGATGAAAACATTGAAATTGTCAATGAGCTAACGCTCAATCCTACATCAGAGAATATTTCTTATATTGATGTACGACTACGCAAGAAGATCGATAAGAGCCGCATTAAGCTAGAAGTTATTCCACCTGAGTCTTTCAGGATTAGTAACGAAGCTAAAGACATTGAAGATGCCAACTTTGTTGGTCTACAATCAGAGATGACACGTTCAGACCTCCGTAAGTTTTACCCTGAGTGGGCAGAAGGACTAACAGAACAAGAGTGGCAATCTCTAGGAACTGACGAAGATTGGTTAGGTAGCGGTAACTACAGTGAAGACGTTGCTGCTAGAAAAGAAATTACTGGTCAGAGATACTGGCAGGGATACGAAGGTAAAAACACCTATCCTGCAGAAGCCAGCCGTGAAGTTACACTAACTGAATCTTGGATTCGGGTAGATAGAGACGGAGATGGTATTGCAGAGCTTAAGCACTTCATTACAGTAGGAAATCATATCCTCTATGAAGAAGACGCTGAGACTATTCCACTAGCTAGTATTGTACCGATTGATATCCCACATGAATTCTTTGGTTTATCAATGGCAGACTTTACCAGGTCTTCTACTCTCGCTAGCACAGCAATCCTTCGTGGATTTGTAGAGAATACTTACTTAACTAACTATTCTCCTAAGCTAGCTGATCCAAACGTAGTAGACTTCAGTGCGCTACAAAACATGAAGCCTAAGCAGATTATCCCAACTAACGGTAATCCACAGGGCGCAGTAGCAGCACTAGCACCAGAGACTATTTCAACAGGTACCGTACCACTGCTTGAACATTTACAGATGATTAAAGAACAAGCAACAGGTATGTCAAAGGCTGCACAGGGTCTAAACGATACTCTTTATGTATCGGGTAACTCTGAACAGAAGCTTTCAGCTGTACAATCAGCTGCTCAAAAGAGGATCCAGCATATCGCGCGTAGATTTGCGGAGACTGGATTTAAGCGACTTATTAGCGGTATCTACAATACTCTTTATCAAAACATGAAGGGTAAACAAACTTATGCTATGGACGGTATTTACGGTACTGTAGACATGAGTGAGTTACCCTCACGCATGGACGTTGAAATCATGTTAGATATTGGTGAGAACTCTAATGCTAATGCTATTAATAAGCTTAGTAAGATTGGTGCGGAGATATTACCTTCATTGAATCAACAAGGTGCAGGTATGGTAATTAAACCAACAGCCCCTGCAGTATTAGCAACTAAGCTAATTGAAGCAATGGGTATTGATAGTAATGATTTCCTCGAAGATTATACTCAAGAGGACTTTGTACAAAAGGCAGCTCAAGTATTAGATCAGCAATCTAAAGACGCTCAGCTCGATAAACAAATCGAACAGCGTAAGAAAGTAGCAGAAGCAGCATTATCAGAAGCAAATGTAACATATACTAATGCTCAAGCTAAAAATACTATGGATGATAATGCTCGCCAACTTGCAGTGTCTATTGATAAACACTTCCAAGAGTGGGCAGATATGACCATTAAAGCAACTAAAGAGGGTGCAACTTTACCGGAGCATCCTTCCTATGATCAGGTTCTTATGCTTGCCCGTCAAATTATTATGGGACAACCAGAACCACAACAACAGGAAATGACACAACAAGATGGACAAGTACCGCAAAACAGCTGAGACGAAGCTAGGTAATAACAAGTCATACGGTAATCATAAAATTCATCCTGAAGAATTGGCGCGAAGGGCTCATGTTAAGGGTCACTTCGCCGCCAAGGAACGGGATGAATTCTTTGATGAAGTATACGGTGAGGTTCTAATCGACCTCTTTATTGAATGGCTCAAGACGGAGCCGCATGAAACAAAGTCCCGTGAGTTTCTCTATGGTTCTGCCATGGCACTAGGAAGTGTTAAAGAGAAAATGATAGGCTTTGAAATGTATGGGAAGAATATTCCGCATATGATGGAGGACAACAATGGCGAAGCGAATAATTGATTACGCCCAACTTACTAAGAATTATGAAACTATGATTGATACACTAGAGTATGACTCTATGCGAAGTGCTGGAAAGGCTAAGCTTAATGCTGAAGTACTTTATTATATGCACGCACTTAAAGATCGTTATAGTAAAACAGTTTCTGAACAACCTAAACCTGCGGTAGCACCTGTTACCAAGAAGGGAGGTAATTAAGAATGGAAAATACCAATGCAACACCAGACTCTACCCAATTGGATGACTCTGTAGCAACGGGAGAAAGTCGAACTGAAGAGGCTATGCTGGCTGACATTCTTCGCAACACTGAATTTCTCAGTGATGAAGAATCTCTACCCAATGAGCAAGTACCACAGTTAGACGCGGAATACTCTGATGACGAAGACCCAGAAGAATCAGACGAAGCCGATAACGTTGATGATGAAGAAGAAATTGAAGAAGATGAAGTGGAAGCAGAAGATGCGGATGATACGTCTACCCAAGAAGCTGATGTTTACACTACTGATGACCTCGATTTGGATGCCTCTGTACTCGTTAAAATTGACGGGGAAGAAGTAGCAGTATCCTTTAATGACCTTATCAAAGGTTATTCTACTGAACAACATCTTTCTAACAAGGGTCGTGAACTTGGCGAAGCACGTAAAATAATCGAAGAAGAGTATCAGGGTAAAATCCAAGAGATTAACTCGATGGCTCAAGCTTCTGCTGTTGTGCTTTATAGTCAAGAACAAGAACTCGCTAAGGAATACCATAAGATTGAAGCAGCTATTGAACAAGCTCGTGCTGATGGCGACACCTATGAAGTTAATGAACTGAAAGATAAGCGAGAGCAATCTCAAAAACAATACTGGGAAGCACGCAAAAAACGTGAAACACTAGTACAGACAGTTCAAAAACAAGAAGAAGAAAAGTTAAATCAACAATGGTCTCAACAACTAGAGTACTTTAACGAAAGAATTCCAACGCTAATTCCTGACTTTAGTGAGGATACTGCAATGGCAATTCGTGAGTTTGCTCTTGAAGAAGGGATTCCTGCAGAAGTATTAGATACTATTGCAGATCCTGTTATTGTTAAGTTTGTTGATGACTATCGTCGGTTAAAACAAGGTGTTTCTAAAGGCCAAGCTAAGCGTAAAACTACCACTGTTAAAAAGGCTCCTATTCGTAAGGCTAAAACTCGTTCCCAGAAGGAAACAAGTAATGCTGAACGACTACGGCAAAAGGCTTTAAGTGGTAATGCAACAGCTGATGAACAACAAGATTTCCTTAGGGGTTTAGCACAACGCTCACTAAACTTATAAATACCTCGGAGGTATATGAATAATGGCTAATAATCTTGGTGTACGCGGCACCGGAGGTCCAGCAGGACCAGCTCGCGGAACCGGCAAAGACGTCTCACAGCGTGAGGATCTTGCCAACTTTATCACAATGATTACTCGTGATGAAACCCCTTTCATGTCATCTATTGGCAAAGCAAAAGCAACAGCTATCTACCATGAGTGGCAGACAGACCAG